AAAAATCTTTCCCGCAATAAGGGCATTTTTGGGGCATTTGCAATTTCATTTTTTACCTCGAAGGAAGTTAGATTATGACACTGAAAGAATTGAGAGCGCAGTCCGGGAAGACTTGCGCGGAGGTAGCCGAAAGACTTGCTGTTACTACTAAGTCAATGTACAAATACGAGAACGGCGACAGACGGCTCAGTATAGAGCAAGTGCCGACGCTTTCCGAACTGTATGATGTGACGGTTGAGGAGCTTGTAAGAGCAGCTATATTGACGGTTCAATAACTGTCGGTGCGCCCGATGAGATAGTCTGCGGAAACGTCGTAAAGGTCGCAGAGCTTAACAATAGTTTCAATGGACGGTTGCCTGTCTCCGTATTCATAGTGAGCATAAGCCATTAAGCTCATGCCTATAATTTTAGCTACTTCTTTTAATGATAAATTACGCGACAGACGAAGTTCTTTAATTCGTTGTGAAAAAATGTTCATATAAACATTTTACCCAAATTGGGTAAAAATACTTGACTTTCCCCAAATTGGGGAATATAATGCAATTATCCAAATTGGAGAATAGGAGGAAACCCCATGATAAGCAAAGAAGAATATGCAGGCAAAGCAACAACGCTAAGAGAGTTGCGGTTGCAAGCAGGAAAGAGCTGCATAGAGGTAGCAAACAAATTAGGCGTGGCGGTTTCCACTTTGTATAACTATGAGCAGGGAGCGCGGCAAATAGGGCTTGACAAAATAATCCCGTTAGCCGAGCTGTTGGGAGTTTCGGAACGAGAGGTAATAGAGGCACAGTTAAACTCAATAGCCGTCGGATAACCCCAAAATATAATCCGCCGACACATCAAAGAACTTGCAAAGCTCTTTAAGCATGGCAAACGACGGTTCGCGAGTGCCGTGTTCGTAAGCGGCGTAAGTTTGAAGAGGAATAGATAAAGCGGCGGCGACCTCTTTCAAGGTTAAATTTCTTTCCAGACGGAATACTTTTAATTTTTCAAACCAATCCATAAAGAATATTTTATGCGAATTGCATAAATTTTAGTTGACTTTATGCGAAACGCATAATATAATGAGAAAGTAATTATGCGAAACGCATAAATAAAGGAGGAAACCCCATGATAAGCAAAGAAGAATATGCAGCCCTCAGAGAGCAGATAATAGCGGAGCTGAAAGAGGAGAAGAGGGCGAGAGACCAAGCGCGAATAAAGCTAAACGAGGCGGTCGCCACAATGTTCGACGAAACGGCGCGGACGTATCTGCCAAAGCTGATGACGGAGTTTTACGAGGACTTGCGCAAGAAGTACCCGACGGACAACGAGACGGGGATTGCAAGTCGGTGTAAGGGCATTGTGGAATCCTCCGTAAGCGTGGTAATCGAGCTTCTGTGCGAGCGTAACGAGATGACGCTGTACAAGAACGGGCGAGCGGAAGAGGCGAACAAGCTGCTTGCGCAGCTGCTTGAAGAAAAAATCGAGAGGCACAGGAAAAATGCAGAACAACAGTAATCCTACGCAATGCGACATGATATTGGACTACTTAAAAGATTTTGGAGAAATAACGCAGCTTGACGCGTTAAAGGACTTGGGAATAATGCGTCTTGCGTCGCGGGTGTCGGAGTTGAAGAGGAAGGGCTACGCCATAAAAACGACAATGAGGACGGCAAAAAACCGCTACAACAAGCCTACGAGCTTTGCGGTTTATACGCTTGAAGTGTAGTAAAACAGAAAATCAAGAGGCGCGAGGCGCCAAAGGAGATAAAAGATGAGCAAAACAATCCCCCAAACATCGGAAGAGCTGTTTAACGAGCTTGTACAGATGAACGTGAACAGCCGCACGGAGGCCAAAAACGGGCTGACCTACCTGTCGTGGGCATGGGCATGGCAGGAGTTTAAGCGTATATGTCCCGACGCGACATACGAAATCAAGAAATTCCCCAACGAGAACGGGCAGCTACGCCCATATATGGACTGCGGCGACGACTTGGGCTATATATGTTGGACGAGCATTACGGCGTTGGGACAGACGTATGAAATGTGGTTGCCGGTAATGGACGGTGCGAACAAGGCGATGAAAAGACACCCGTACACATACGTCGTCGGAAAAGGGAACGCCGCCTATGAAAAGACGGTAGAGGCGGCAACGGCGTTTGACATCAACAAGACCATAATGCGCTGCCTTGTTAAGAATATCGCGATGTTCGGACTTGGATTGTATATATATGCAGGCGAGGACTTGCCCGCCGAGATTGAAGAGCTTTGCACTCCCGAGCAGGTGGCGCGCATGAACGAACTCGGCGTGAAGCTGTCGGGCATTAAAGTACAGTTCGGAGTCAACGAACTCGAAGCCCTTACTGCAAAGCAAGCGGAGTTCGTGATTAAGTCAAAGGAAGCCGCGCTCGTCAAGAACGCGCAAAAGAAAGAGGAGGCGGCGACGGCATAATGGGCGAGACTGAAACCTTGACGTATTGGGATTTAAAGAGATTAGGCGCGACGGACGCGGAATTGCAGGAGCTTAAAGAGATAGAAGCGCGGTATGCGAGCGGCGAAATAAGGCTCGGAACAGCCTTTGAAATGACGGAATCGCTCAGGAACAGAGTAATAGAAGAAGGGGGCGGGAAGTCATGATAATCACCTTCGACAAGCAAACCCATACATATGCGGTGAACGGCGACATCGCCCATATATCCGTGACGGAGCTGCTGGCTAAGCACGGACTGTCGCCCAATTACGACGGCGTAGATAAGATGACGCTGACCGACGCGGCGGAATACGGGAAAACAATCCATAAGGACATCGAGAACTTCGTAAACAACCCCGCTTATGAGCCTATAACGCCGGCGGGAGAAGGATTTGCCGAATGGGCGAGAACCAACCTCGATTGTGCGGTAGCGGAGCAAATGCTTGCGTATGAGTGCGCGAAAGACCTTGTGATTGCGGGGACGTGCGACCTGCTCGGCTACCTGAAAGACGGAACGCCCATAATGGGCGACCACAAGACGACAACGTCGCTTAATAAGGAAAGCGTGTCGTGGCAGGTATCGCTGTTGGACTACATGGCGCGAAAGTTAGGAAAAGAGACTGTGAACGACCGTCCGCTCAATTGGAAAGGGGCTGCAAAATTTTACTGCTGGCACTATGACAAAAAGACGCAGGAAATGAGCGTTGTGGAAATCGAGCGCGTTCCCGACGGCGAGATAGAGAAGCTGTTGGAAGCGGAGTTCAAGGGCGAACGCTACATGCGCCCGCTGCTCGTTATAGACGCGGAAACAGCCCTTAGGGCGGAGAAAGTCGAAACACAGTTACTTATGTTGAAACGGCAGGAAGAGGCGGCTATGGCGGAAGCAAGGGCGTTGAGAGAGGTGTTGTGTGCCGCTTTCGAGGCGCAGGGCATAAACTCGTGGACTTCGCCCAGCGGCTTAATCAAAGTAAGCTATGTACCTGCGACGACGAGCTTGCAGGTTGACGGAACGAAGCTGAGGCGGGAGCAGCCCGCGCTTTTCGAGAAATACGCGAAATGCGTTCAGAAAAAGGCGTATGTAAGAGTATACGACAGAGCGGGAGGAGGCGAGCAGTGAACGAAAAATATGAATTGACCGAAGAATTTAAAGAAATAGAAACTTTAAGAGAAGGCTGGTTGCAAAAGATAAAGGTGTACCGCATACGTGCTCTTAGGGCGTTTGCCGATGTGAAAATAGGAGATTTGGGGGGATTTGTTGAAACGAAGCAAAATCTTTCAAATATGGGCAACGCATGGGTGTATGGCAACGCTGAGGTGTTCGGCAACGCATGGGTGTTCGGCGACGCTAAGGTGTGCGGCAACGCTGAGGTGTGCGGCAACGCTGAGGTGTACGACAACGCATGGGTGTGCGGCAACGCTGAGGTGTACGACAACGCATGGGTGTTCGGCAACGCTGAGGTGTGCGGCGACGCTAAGGTGTACGGCGACGCTAAGGTGTACGGCGACGCTAGGGTGTTCGGCAACGCATGGGTGTTCGGCGACGCTAGGGTGTGCGGCAACGCTGAGGTGTACGGCAACGCTGAGGTGTGCGGCAACGCTAGGGTGTGCGGCAACGCTGAGGTGTACGGCGACGCTAAGGTGTACGGCGACGCTAAGGTGTACGGCAACGCATGGGTGTTCGGCGACGCTAAGGTGTACGGCAACGCTGAGGTGTACGGCGACGCTAAGGTGTACGGCGACGCTAGGGTGTTCGGCAACGCATGGGTGTTCGGCGACGCTAAGGTGTACGGCAACGCATGGGTGTGTGCCGACGCTAATATTTTTTGGTGTTCGAATATTGGTTCCAGACATGCCACTACGACAATGTTCCGAAATGAAGATAATGGTATAACCGTGACTTGCGGTTGCTTTGTGGGGACGCTTGAAGAATTTGCCGCGAGAGTGGAAAAGGAGCACGGGGAAAATATCTTTGGCAAAGAATATAAGCTCTTAATAGAGCTTGCAAAAATACATTTTGGGTTGCAAGACAAAAGGAGAAGATGAAAATGGCATATAGAATCAAGATTGTCAATCTTGACACAGACGAAGTGATGATGGACGCGGAGAGCCGCTGCATTTTTGCCTCATTTGATAACAAAGAAAACGGGGACATAGGGCGTATAGCTTTTACCGATTGCGACCGCATGCCGCTTTTGTGTACATATGTAGGCTTGAAATATTTAGCGTATGAGCTGGCGACAGAAACTCCCGCCATCACCATTGCGGAGGCGATGGGTGCGGTAGACGACATAATTAAAGAAGCGAGATTGAAAACAACATTGAAAACCAAAAAGGAAAGCGAAAAAGAGGCGGAAAAGGGCGGCATTGAAAAGTTTTTCGACCACCTCTTGTCCGAGATGAAAGATAAATTTGAATTATGAAAATAACGCACGTAGTGCAGGACACGCGCGAGAAACGCGGGAAGCACAGGAACATCGAGGAATACTTGCGCCAAAGCGGCGTGAAGATAATCCGGGATAAGGTGTACGTCGGCGACTATACGCTGCCGACCGACCGACGCGTAAGCATTGACATTAAGCAGGACGTAGTGGAGATAGCCGGGAACATATGCGGAGCGGAGCATGCGCGGTTTCGGGAGGAGCTGAGACGGGCGCAGGAGACGGGGACGCAGCTGTACGTGCTTATACAGCAGAACGAGTGCAACGGCAAATCGATTGCCTGTCCCGAAGACTTGCGGCATTGGGAAGCTCCGAAGTTCCGCTACGGTGCAAAGCGGGGCGAGCCGAGAACGCTGGTCAAGGGCGAGCCGCTCGGCAAGGCTATGCGGACAATGGAAAGCAGGTACGGCGTTGTATTCCTGTTCTGTGCTCCCGAAGAAGCGGGGCAAAACGTGTTGGAGTTATTGGGAGGAAAAGACAAATGACATATACGGAGTTTTTGAGATTTTGCGAGACGTGCCGCAGGTTGGGGCTTAAAACGCTGTGGGACGTAAAGAACTACACAGAGGCGACGGGGACAAGCCCCCGCGACCTTATAAACATGCAGGGCGGCGCTAAGCGTTTTCTTAGGAGCGTCAAATGAATAAGATAGCGGTTTTGGGCAGGCTGACTGCCGACGTGGAAATGGGCGAAACGGCAAGCGGGCTTACTTTTTGTAAATTCAGGCTTGCGTCCCGCTCGAAAATGAAAGACAGGGACGGCAATTATACGACGGATTTTTTCCTTTGTACGGCATGGCGCGAAAAGGCGGAAATGCTTGCCAAGTACACGGGCAAGGGAAGCCAGATAATAGCGTCGGGGTCAATGCACAGCCGCCAATACGAGGACAGCGACGGGAAAAAGCGCACGGTATGGGAGCTTACCATAGAGGACTTCGAGTTTGCGGGTTCGGGACCGGGCGAAGACGAGAACGAAGAGGGCGACAAAATAAAGCCCATAGGGCAGTCGAAAAAGAGGTCGCCAATAGACAAGCTGCCGTTGCTTGACGACGACACTGAGTTGCCTTTTTAAAGGACGAAAATAAACAAAAATTTACACAATCGGGAGTGCAAACGCGAAATGAAGCATGGATTAAGAACATTTCCGTTGCCTGTTGATTTGGACGATAGTGTAAAACTTGTAGAAGCCGAGTTCGGTATAGAAGGATTTGCGGTAGTTATAAAACTGCACCAAGCGATATATGCGCGCGGCTACTACATGAAATGGGATATAGACACGGAGCTCTTGTTCATGCGAGATTACTGCTTATCTGCGGTGGGTCGGTCGCTCCTGTCCGAAATAGTATCTTGTTGCATAAGGCGTGGAGTATTCGAATCGACGATGTTCGAGAAGTATCGAATATTAACAAGCAGGCGGATTCAAGAAACGTTCCTGACCGCAACGAAGAGAAACACAGAGGTCGTTTTTAATAAAGACTACGCCCTTGACGTTGTATACACTTTTATCCAAAATGCAGACAAAAACGGCAAAAATGTAAACATTTTTTTCAAAAATGCAGACAGTCTGTATGCAGAATGCGACAAAAGAAAAGAAAAGAAAATAAAAGAAAATAAAAGAAATATATATGCGTCGTCCGAAACGCCGACGCCGGCAAAAACGGTGCAAAATCTCATTATGTGTAACGGACGAAATTTTAGTGTGACGCAGGACATGGTGGACGAGCTTGCGCCGTTATATCCCGCAGTGGACATCGAGCAGGAGCTGCGTAAAATGCAGGGGTGGCTGTTGGGGAATCCGCGCAACAGGAAGACGGAGAACGGCATGATGAGGTTTGTGACCACTTGGCTGGGAAAAGAGCAGGACAGAGCGGGCGGAAACGGACGCGCGGAGAAGAGCGCCGGTAAGTGCGCACGAAAGACGGGAACGGAAAGGGAATACAGCAGCGAAGAGTTGAACGCGCTGTTTGATAACCTTGACGACGTGAAGATATAGCGAGAGGGGAGAAGGGCGCAAGCGCATGAGACTGACCGCCGAGCAACAGGGACTTATAGAAAAATCGCAATGGATAGTGAACGACGTTCTCAAATACTACGGCGTAGGGTATGACAACGATTTAAGACAGGCGGCAATGTTGTACATGTGTAAGTGCTTGGAGAGATATGAGCCGGAGCGGGGCAAGTGGGAAACGTATGCGTATACGAACGTCAAGTATTACGTGGTGAAGTATATCAGGCGTGAGAAAGCGGATAGGGCGCGGACGGTAGCGCAGGACGAGGACACGAGCGAGCTTCCGAGCACGGAGGCGGACGCGACGGAGAGGCGGGCGGACGCAAGGTTGCGCGTCAAACGGATATTGGAGTGCTGCGACGTGGAGGAGCGCGGGGTAGTCATAAGACTGCTTGCGGGGCACAGTAAGAGCAGGGTGGCGCGGCGCATTGGGAAAAGCCCGCAGACGGTGAGCGGGATAATAAGGTCGGTGCGGGAAAAGTACATACAATCGTGTTTGGCGGGCAGAAACGGACATGAGAGCGGCGAAAACGTCTTTTTCGATAAATGTATCGAGGAAAACGGTTTTGACGGAAATAGCGGCAAATAAAGGCGTGAAACGCGAAGAGAGGATTTTGAAAAATGGAGCTTACGCACATGAGCCTGTGCAGTGGCATAGGCGGGATAGACCTTGCGGCGGAGTGGGCGGGGTTCAGGACGATAGCCCAATGCGAGACGGACGAGTACGCAAGCAAGGTGTTGGCAAAAAATTTCAAAGGAGTGCCTAATTTACATGACATACGAACAGTTGGAAATGAGTGGCTTGCCGAGTACGGAATCGACAGAGGAGCAATTACGGTGTTGTCGGCGGGGTTTCCCTGCCAGCCTTACAGTCTTGCGGGAAAGGGTAAGAGCGATGGTGACGAGCGTGACTTGTGGGGAGAGGTTGCAAGATGTATCGGCGAGATTAAACCGCGCTGGTTCGTCGGTGAAAATACGCCCGGTTTGTTTGCCCGAGCTAATCAGAGATACTTCAAACGAATACTTGCCGACCTTGCCGCGCTGGGGTATAGCGTGTCATGGGGAATATGGGGAGCTTGCGACGTCGGAGCGCCTCATCAGCGAAAGCGGGTGTTCATTGTGGCTTACGCCGACGGCGACGGACGCAATGCGGAGCAATTTCAGTCTGGAAAGTCTGGCGAAACGCTGGATAAAGCACCCAAACGGGAATTTGGCGGAACAGGTTGGCTATATGGCGGTATTCCCGACGCCAATGGCTACGGGGTGGAGCAATTCGGGGAGCAGAAAGAAATTGAAAAAGTTAGAAGACGAGAAGATAACAAGCGAAGACGAGCGAAAGAAAATGCAATCGGGCGGTGGTGGCAAACTGAACCCGACGTGGGTAGAGTGGTTACAAGGTGTCCCCATAGGGTGGACAGACTTAGAGGTTTAGGCAATATGGTAGTCCCGGCGCAAATTTACCCGCTTTTCGAGGTAATAGCCGAAATTGAGAGAGGAGACGAAAATGCGTAAAAAAACAATAACGGACAGTCTGACCGCGTCACGGGCTTACAGCGGGCAGGTAAAAAGGGCGCATACGGCGTTGGACGAGTTGACGGGAGAAGCGGCTGCGCTCGGCTTGACTTACGGAAAATATAAAGCGTTGCTGTCGTCGCCCGAGCTGCTCAGAACGGTTGCTGCTGCGCGAGGAATAAATGTCGGGAACTGCGCGAGCGTGGACGAGCTGCGCGGGGCTATAAGGGGCATAAAAAATGGTAAAATTGACGAGCCGATGAAGGAGGTACTGAAATGAAGAACTTTTGCGAGAGTTGCTTAATTGACTGCGAGTGGCGCGGAGACGTTGTTTTTTGCGACGATTGTAACGAGCTGTCTTCATGCAACGAATACTGCATGTGTCCGCGCGAAGAGTTTGTGTCGCACAACGATTGCTACATACCGTATGAGTATCCCGAAATAAAGGAATGCGAGGACGGTTATAAGCCGCCCGAGAAGGAAGTAAAGGAGAAAAAGGAATGAAGCTTAGCGAAGCATTAAAGAGCTACGGTGATAGCCTTATAAATAAACTCCTTGTTGCTACACAGGAATAAAGGAGGGGGCATAATACCCCCCTCCGAAACGAAAATATTTGACGCTCAAAAAAATGACCCACCCTCGTTTTTCAAGGGGGGATTTTCATTGCCGGAAAAATAAATTTTGGAATTTGTGATTTTTTTGCCTATATAGGTAAATGTTGGTAGGGTGACCGCTGTGCGTTGTGATTATGGTCACCATAAAAAAGTTGTATGGTAGAACGCTTGCCGGAGGGGCAGAAAAATGGTAAAATAAGCGAAGGTCGGGGAACGCCTGACCGTCGCAAATATTAAAAGGGAGGCAAGAACGAATGATTAAGGGAGTTGGTATCGTGCGATTAAAAAAGAAGTAGCCAAATAAAAGCAACGACCGCCCCACGCGGGAGCGGTCAAAAATGAATAGGCGCAGGGGGGAGAAGCCTCCGCCCCTCTGCCGCCTTTAATTCTAACGGGGGGCGAAAAAAAAGTCAACTAAATTAAAGGAGATTAAATAAATGCAATTTAACAAGCAAAATGCAAAGTATTACGGTCGGCGCGGCGGGTTAGCCGCACAAGCAAAAAAAGCAAGGGAAAATTTTGACGGCAACGCGAGGGGAGCGCGCCTCAGTCAGGAGCTGAAAGCGTTTGAAGATTTTGAAAATGCTGAAAGCGGTATTTTTGACGGTTTTGAAATGGTTGAAATCTTTCACAAAAAATACAGCAAATACGAAGCGATAGAATGGGGCTGCGCCGACGACTGCGCCCAATTCACTTCAAGCGCGGGGGCGGTTATTAACACAGGCGCGGACGGTGTCAATGTTTACTTGATGACCGAAAGTGCGGTCAAATCGGGCGGTTGCAAGCAAGTGCATTTTAATAGAAGTATATATGTTTTTTGATAAAATAATGAAGCAAGGAGATTAAAAAAATGGATTATAATTATTTTAAAGCCGTATGCGATGACGTGCGCGAAGTGATAGCGGAGAGCTGGGCGCGGACATGGGCGAAGAGGTTAAAAAGGGCGCGGAAAATGCCGATGTGCTAATCAGATGTTATTTTTTGGGCGCGGCAATAGATGAAGTCTTGCCCGACTTTGAAGAAGATTTCAACGCGGCGCACGAGGAGGCGCGGGGGTAATGAAGTTAATAGATAAGTGCAATTTATTAAACTTGCTGTACACGTTAAGCAATGAGATGTACGAGCAAGCCGAGCAAGGCGGCGGCGATGTAAATGAAACAGTCGATGAAGCGATTAGAACGCTTGTTTGTTTTTTAGATTAAAAGGAGGCAGGAACATGGCGATAAACTTATCACCAAGAGATTTTAACGAGATATTCAGGGAGCAGGAGGAGAACGAAAACGAGCTTGCGCGAATAGAGCTTGACCAAGCGCGGCAAGAGCTGCAAAGAGAAAAAAATGAGCTTGCTCGGGCGAGGAACGACATTGCAAGGCGGCGCATAGAGTTGGCCGAAAGAGAATTGCGGGAAAAAGAGGAGAGACAGGAACGCAGGCGGCAACAGCTGGAACGGCAGCGGAAAACGGACAATTTCGCGCTGATTATGTCATACGTAATTAGCTTTGCCACGCTTGCCGCCTCGGTGGGGATGCTGTTGGCGTTAATGCTTTAACGGGGGATTTTCCCCCGTCTTTTTTTCGCCTTTAAAATGGCATACAAGCGGCGAAAGCCTTCGCCCGTCCTTTTTCCCGTTTCCGCTTTCCCTGCCTTTTGCCTTTCCCCGCCCGCCTTGCGCCCCTGCTATATACTACTTTCTTTTTTCCCTTTAAAAAAATATCTCTTTTGTTATAATTTTCTTTTTTCTTTCCCTTGAAAATGCATCTCTTTATATTCTTTTCACTCAAAAGAATACTATTTTCTTTCCCTTAAAAATGCATCTCTTTATATTCTTTTCACTCAAAAGAATACTATTTCAAGAAAGTATAATATTTTAAATTAAATAAATATAAATTTATAATAATATATATAAATATATTTTAATATTTCTTAGAGAGAGTAAATTTCTTTTGTAAATAGTAATTTCTCCAAAAATGAACAGAGAAAAAATAATTTACTTTTGAGAGTGAACAGAATACACCCCCTGCCCCCGACGGGGGGTTTTTTATTTGGGGGGAGCAAATTTCCACGTGACCCCTAAAAGGGGGACGGTATCTCAAAAAATGAGAATAAGTATTTTAAGGGAGGGGGTGTTTCCGAAAGAAATCGGAGAAGGCGGTATAATAATAAACGAGGGGGGCAAATAGGGCGGCGGCGGAAAAAGAGATAGATAAGGGGAAGGTGATTTTTTGAATAAGGTACAGCCGAAGTGGACGCAGCCTAAACGGATATCGTGTTTCACGCCAGAACAGCAGTCGTATTATGCGGCGTTGCCGCCGAGACAGAGGGCGTATGTGGACGCTAGGGGGCGCGGGAACGGAAAGACTGCGAGCTATAAAATTGCGGGATACAGTACGGAGAAAAACGCGGGGCAAAACTCGTATATCCTTGAACGAAACAATCCGCGACTTGCGGAGCTTATTCGGGTGCTGGAAGAGGCTAGGAAGGCGAAAGAGGTTTTGCAGTCGGAAAGTGCGGAGGCGAGGCGTATAAATGCGCTTGCGGAGCAGAATACGGCTAAGGCGGTATTGGAAAAGATAGAGGGCGACGAGAGCGGGGAGCTTGCAAGGCAGATACAGTTTTTCAGGGACATCGCCGAAGGGAAGATAAAGACGGTCAAAAGAACCGTGTACAAAAACGGAGACAAGATAACCACCAAGACCGAGTACATAAGCGACGTAGACACGCGTATAAAGGCGAGAAAAGAGCTTGACAGGCTGCTGGGGATAAGCGCGTTACAGCCGCTCGGACAGATAAGCGCGGGCGGGAACGTGAACATCATGATTGTGGACGCAAGCAAAAAGGACGCGGTCGAAGACAGCAGGAACAATCCCGTGTTCATGGAAATGCAGGACAAGACGGAAGAGGTGGACGGCGAGGTAGTAATCGTTGCGGACGAAGAAGAGGCAGAGACGGCGAAGTAAGAATGGGCGAAACAGTTGCAAAAGAGAAAGGCTATGCCGTTATAGACGAAAACGAGTACAGGCGGCTGTGCGACGACATCACCGCGTCAACGGTGGTCGTTCCGAGCGTTTATCAGGAAGTGTTCCTTGACAAGTATCGGTACTTTATTTTGTCGTCGGGGCGGTTGTCGGGAAAAACAAGCATACTCGTGGGGCTGTGGTGGGCGACCGTAAACAAGTTCCCCGACCGCGACATTGTTGTTTTACAGGCTACCGCTACGGAAATAAAGGACAGCATAATAAACGAGATTGAAAAGTTTTTGAGCAATTCGGGGCTTGACGTGGGGGACGCGCAATCTTGCGAGTGGTATATCCCGAAAAGCAAGTCGTATATTTCAAGCTCGTCAAGGAAGGGGCGGACGTATTTTTACCCCATAACCGACAGCAAGGGCGGGCAAAGGTCGAGAGGTATAAACACGCCAAATCCGTTGTCGCTCGTGCTGTATGAAGAGGCGCAGAAGAACAAGGACGCAAACGTGGTCGAGCAATCGGTCATTACGTTTATCCGACAGCTTGACGCGGAGGCGAAGCTGGTAATAGTCGGAAACAACGAGACTGCGGGGCATTGGTTTGTGGATTATGTATTCGACAAACGTAAAGACCCCGATTGGTGTTATATATACGCGAACTGCTATCACATATGGGAGCTGCTTAACGAGCAGACGCGGAAATACGTGGAAAGCGTAAAGGCGGCGAACTACACGGAGTTCAGGCGTGTGTTTTTGGGGGACATCAACGCGAGCGCGTCAGACGTGGTGTTTCCGCAATTCGATAGGTCAAAGCATTACAAGCGTGCGTATGAGCTTGAAAAGAAATACATAACTACGCTGTTTATAGGGGTTGACCACGCGACAGCAAACGATACTTTTGCCTGCGTGCCCGTTGCGGTGCTTGACGACGGTACGACGCAGACGCTCGAAGTTTTGTACGACGACCCCGAAGAAACGAACAGAACGCTGTCGCCGGTCGAGCAATGCGAGTTGTTGGACGATTTTCTGAGTTTTCTGGATAACAGGTACGGGATTGAAGCAAATCAGTTGCCGACCTATCTGTCGGTGGACAGCGCAGCAGCCACGTTTATAGCGCAGCTGCGGCACTTGAAGCGAACAAGCAAGAAAAAGGTGTGGCGGTTTATAAAGATTATGTCGTTTACCGCCAAGAAAAAGGATATGAATTTGGGGATTATAAAAAATGCGTTTGCGTATGGCGTTTTGACGATTCTTAACGAGGGCACAAAGCTGTACGACGGGCGCGTGAACACGCACAGACTTGCGCGGGAGATTGAAAAACAAAGGTACAAGAACAGGAAGCTCGACCCGAAGATACCCAACGACTTGGTGGACGCGCTCGAATACGGGCTTATTCCGTACTACTCGAACTGCTACAACCTGTCTTTCCCCGTAAGGCGGCGGGATTATCTCAAATCGGCGCATGTTGAAGAAATACGAAAATTAGCGGGCTTGAAAATTGCCGCGTAGAAAAAAAGGAGAAGAAATGATACGTTGCACGAGAGCAAAATGCAGATTGCACAACGAGAAGAACGCATGCAGGCACAAAGACCAATGGGGCATATGCGGATTGACGAAAGCGGAGTTTGATAAATACATAGTCAGACCCGCAACGCCCGAGAAAGAGGCAATGCCGAAGAGAGAGACGAAAACGACGAAAGAGGAGCGCAAGAATGGATAAAATTCCGTTTAAAAGCAAAAGCAAGCCGAAGCTGCCCAAAAAGACGCCCGAACAGATTATAGCCGAGAAGCACGACGGGCTGATGAACACCATAATATCCCAGACGTTTGCGCGGCACGCGGGGCTGTCCGAAAAAGAATACCTGAAACGGCTGGGCATTAAGGGGACGAAAATAAGCGAGGAACGCGCAGTGCGAATAGCAAAGTTCAACGCGACGCTTGCGCTTACGAAGGTTCTGCTCGACTGCGTGGGAAAAGCGAACATGATAACGAATTTTTATCGCGTGTACTTGCAGGAGAACGATTTGGTGGAGAAGGGAGACTGAAATGGAAAAAACACAAGCGACAAAAGAGAAAGTAGACATAAAGGCGGCAGAAATAGACCCTGACGTGTTAGGCGAATTGGGGCGGGACTGCGTTCTGAAAGTCATAGACAACGAAAAGGAAATGAGGCGGGCGGAGCTTAACTGCCTGTGCGAAATGCTTTCGCAGCTGAATCATCTGCATATCGCGCTTGACGAAATGCTCAACATACTCTCGATAGCGGGGAACGACAAGATAGTAGAGTTCTTTTCCGCCGTGCGGGAGAACATGGAGAAAGAGGAAGCGGCGGCGAGAGAGGAAAACGAAGGGAATTAGGGAGTAAGAAATGAGCCAACAAGTTTTTGACATAGATACCGTAGGCTTTTCGATGAACGGGATTAACGGGCTTGGCTCGTACTTTGACTTTTACGTCAACAATGTTTTTTACCTGCTTGCGCCGGAGTATTATTTTTCGTTTTACTCCATTTATCTGAACCGTTGCCTTTCGGTATACGACGGTTGGGTGAACGGTTGGCACAACGTGAGAAGCGGACTTGTGCCGCAGCGTATGTTACAGAGCCTTACAAACGGACTGAACAATATGCTTTTCGCGCACGGCGTGGATTTTGCGGGGCGTACTCCCGACTACAATTTTGCGATTGATTGGGCAAAGCGGACAAAGTTCTATAAGGCGCTCAAAAAAGCGCATAAATTCGGAATAGCGGGTGGCACCGCGCTTATGAAGCTGAATCGCTCCAACAAGGAGCTGTTCATGTCGGCGCATAGAATCGACACTTTTTTTGCCGACATAGACGCTACGGGAAAGGTCGTGAGCGTGCAGGTTTTTTTCGACGCAATCCATAACACAAATCCGTCGGGCACGAAAACGCATTACGGCATATGCGAAGAAAGATATTTCAACGACGAGGGCAAGCCGGTAGTCCGTTCATCGGTGTACGTGGTAAACGGAAATTTGCAGACGGAAGTAGCGTCGCGCCAAGAGCCTACGCGCAATGTATCGCGTAAATATTGGTTGGAGCTGCCGCGAAACGTAAAAAAATACATTTTGGATAATTATCCGGATATTGTTTTAGACCAAGAAATAATGCTGCCGTTCCACAACTCGATAGGGTGTTATCTAATGCGGTTCACCGACGATATCCCGCAAATACCAAACACTCCGTTCGGTCAACCCATAGGGGATATTCTGTTCACGGAAAACTTCCAGTACGACCAGATGAAGTATTTTGAGAAAAACGAGGTTGACCTTGCGCGGGCAAGGGCGTTGCTGCCGGAAGAGATGTGGAACAAGGACGACCCGCTGTACGGCGACAGGGCGTTGAACGAAAGGTTTTATCAGAAAGTCGCGTCAATGGGCAACGACAACGACAAAGTCACGCCGTTGCAGTTTCTGTTGCGCGGCGGGGATATACGGACGCAGAAAGAGAACATCTACAAGGACATAGGGTTTAAGCTGCAAATATCCGCGTCGTCCGTAGCGACGTTTTTGAACGAAGGGGCGGGAGCCAGAACGGCAACGGAAATAATAAGCGAAAGGACAAAGTCGTCTACGTGGATAAACGGGCAAATCAATTTGAACGCGCCCGAGATAAACGAGCTGTTAAGGGACGTGATGTATTTTTACAATCGCAATTCGGTGGATATAATCCTGCGTCCCGAAGACCAAAGTCCGTTTTTGGACAAGCTCAAAGTGTACAGCGACGTATTTTCGGCAGGGAATATGTCTGCGGAGCGGTTTGTACGCGGAGTGTACGGCAATCTGTCTCAGGCTGAGCAGGCGGCAGAAATAGAGTACCTGAAAGAGACGAGGGCGGCGGCGGCAGAAATGGACAGGCAGGCTGCGTTTGCGTGGAACGGCGACAGAGCGCCGCGAAAGGTGGAGGAGCCGGAAGACATGAGTGCGCCGCTTGCCGAGAAAAAAGGACAAAAGTCGGGCTGAAAACGGCACGACCGAAAGAAAATAAAAAAAACGGTATAATAATAAACGGGCAGGGCAAAACGCACAGCGGAGTAGCCTCAAAGAGTCCGAAGATTAAGGAGAACAAGAAAAATGCTGAAAAAAGCTCTGTTAAAAGCTCTGACTAACCTTACGCCGGAAGAGAAAGACGAGGTTCGCAAGTCATTAGGCGAGGGGCAACCCGCGTCGGAAGAAAATGTAGACGAACATGAAGGTAAAGGCGCAGAGAAGAACGAAAAAACGGCAGAAGACACAAAAGAGAAAGCAGCCGACGGGAGCGCGGGCGAGGAAAATTTCGAGGACGAAACCGACGCAGGCGAAGAAGACGGCGAAAGCAAGGCAAATCCCGGCAACGAAACAGCCGACACTAACCCCGCCCCTGCGCAAGGCGGAAAGGTGTTGGAGGTAGAAGGGCAGGGAAACGGCGTGCGCGTGGAAGACCTTGTGACTCAGGACATGCTTACGGCGCGTTTGGAAGCTCTGAACGCAAAGCTGAACGCTGTCATTGACGAGAACAAGGCGCTCAAAGACAAGTACGAAAATCCGGATTTCGGCAATCATGTCAAGAAGGGCGCGGGCGCAGCGGACAATCCGGCTGCCCAAAAGGCGGCTAACGAAAGCTACGAGGAATACTCGAAGCAGTTTATGTAAAAACCAAAAAAGAATTTATACAAAGGAGAGATGAACATTGGCATTTGTAACTATTAACGGATTTGACGTGGAACACGCGTCGCAATTACTTATTTACGACAACCTTTTTCCCGAAATACAGCACATAAACGGGAAGGGAGTCACGGACACATACACCAAGACGGACGACGTCGAAAGCGTAACGTACATAGACGTAATGAGGGTGCTGCCGTATGCGCCCAGATTCCGTCAGCTCGGCGCGGCGAACAACGGAACTTTCCACAATCAGAAGAACGAGGGCGGTTTCGGCAATGCGCCGCAGTCGGTACATTACACAATCCCCGTCGATTTGATATACGACGAGGGCGTGGCTATAACGTCGCCTCAGATTTATGCAAATCCCGCCAACTTGAAAAGCGTCATCATGGCGCAGCTCATAAAGACGGCGGGCATGGCAATCAACGTCATCACATACGCGAAACAGTGGGAAGCGTTTTTCCGTGACAGCTATGACGAGGACGGAAACGACATAACAAACGCGGGTGCGGCATTTGCCTACGACGCGTCGCTTGCGGCAAACGTGGAGGGCAGCGCGGCGGACGCGTTCATCGCGGCGAATGCGGCATTGACGGACGGCATACCTTCCATTGGCGCGTTGGTCGTGCCTGTGGAAGAGAGACAGGCGTTTGTGTCCACGCAATTCAACCGCGTCATGAAGCGTCAGTATATGCAGAACGCTTCCGAAGCGGCGGCGCGAATTCTCGCAACCGGATTTGCCAATCCGTTCAGAGAGGGGGCGAGCGTCAGAATCACTACGGCTACGGGCTTGTGCGGAATGTACGACGGCGTAGACATCTTCCTCATGAACAGAGCGGTGCGCGAATTTGTGTACGTCGCGCTCAACGTGCCCAGAAATGTTCCCGCAAACGCGACGGTGCTTGCATTGCTTGACACAATCGACGCGTTTATCGTGTACGGCGCGGGCACGTGTCGCGGAATCGTCGGACCTTCGCTTACCGCCAACCCCAACGTATACTTCGGCGGCGTGTATATACTGCCTAAGATGAAGGTGGGCGTAGAGGTTCTGAGCGGCGAAACGATAAAGGTCGTAAAGAGAGGCACGGCGTGGACTGCGGAAAACATCAAGGCGATTGTCGCCGCTATTAAGTTTACTCCTATCGACGGTAAGACGGTAACGGGTAACGGCGTATTGGGCGACGGCGTATTTAACGACGGTACAACCAATTAACAAAAGACAAAGCCGAAAAAAACGGCGGAAACGGACAGGAGGGCGGGAGCAATCTCGCCCTTTGTTTCTTAAAGGTGGATTTATGGTTAAATTTGCAAAAGTGGGATACGGAAGCGACGGGCGCGGGCTTGGAAAAACAACCGACGGCTATACGTATGTCGTCAACGACAACGTGAGGGCGCAGGATATAATTTATCCGAGCGCGTACAATATCCCCGCGAAAAGAATCATAGGAACGACGGGCAGAGTGTTGAGCACGGCGAAAGAAACGTCTGTAAAGGGGCAGAAAATACGGCAGGAGCTTGACAGCGGCGGTGCGGACGGAAACAAAGCGCCTATCTCTCCCGCCTATGCCATGACGACTAAGGAAGCGGGGGCTAAGCCGGAAAGAGGCAAGACGGGCAGGTTCGACGCGGGACAGAACGGAACGGTTACCGCGCAGGGCGAACAGGCGCGTAAGGCTAACGTGGCGGCGAGGGCGGCGCATGGGACTGTTCGGGACGGCGAAAGTTTCGAGAGTTACAGCGCGAGGTTCATGGGAAGCGAAAGAAAGGAGACGGAATAATGTACATATACAAAGCCCCCGAATACACAAAAGAAATGCTCTTCCAAATGGACGATAAGGACATCGTCTTCCCCTTTACCAACCGCGAGGGGGAGATAGGGGGAGTATACGAAGGACTTTTTCATCAGTACCAACTTAACCCCGAATATTTTACGTTCAGGGGGCACAACCTCGAAAAGGAAATAGAGGGCAACGACGCAAACCGCGTCAAAAATTTTCTGGACTATCTCCGTATCAAAAGCTACGGCTGGATATATTCCGCGTCAAAAAGCAGCAGAAGTCAGATTAACTACATGATAGCGAAGGGGCGGCTGCTCGGATTTACGCCTTTCGAGTACAGGACACAGTTTTTGGAAGCCATGTTCCTGCAAGGCGAGTATATGCTTGCAAACGGCGATATTGCGGCTATAAGCGGAGTAGACCTTGACACCATGCAGAACATGAGCGCGGACGTTATAAGGTGGCAGGACAGGGATATGCACCCCAACGCTATGAAAGCGTGGCGTCAGCTCGGCTTGAACTACTACGGACGCTATGCGTTTAGACCGACGGGAAAGGATTGGTAAGATGTATTTGAAACCGAGAAGCACAACGAAAAATCCGCGCGCCATGCTGTACAGGCGTTTTACCGTGTTGGAGGACAGCTATACGAAAAATGTTCTCTACCTTACGGAGGACGGAAAATATTGGCTGTTCGACGCGCAGGGCAACGCTTTCGTCCAAGCGGACGGAAAGAACGCAAGCTCCGTCGTGTATAATGTGGAATCGGACAAGGTTTGTTTTTATTACAACCATGCGTATTGGCAGTATACGGGAAGCGAGTGGACGCTTGCAATACCGGGCACGACTATCGAGCTGTTGCAGTCGTCTTTCGGGAATGTGGCGAAGTATCAGACGAACAGGTATTACTACGTCGGCTCTTTCGATTACATGATTAAGGGAAGCGTGGACGGCTCTACAATACAATACGTCAAGGGGCTTATAACGCCGCAGTCGTCGCTTAACATACGGACGTATGACGACATCGAAGTACGCCCCGACGACCTTATCGTGATTGGGGGAAGTCTTTACGCGGTGGAAAACCTCGAAGCGACGTATAAGCAAATGCCAAAGCGGTTCGGCATTTACTACATGACGCTGAACAACATTTTGTAGGTGGCAAATGGCGACGCGGTTTTCACAGATATTCACGCTCAAAGACATCTTCAACAACAAAAAGCTGGCGGGGAAAATCCCGCTTATAAACTATCGCGAGCGGGAGAGGGAGGACGGCAAGACGATGGTGCGGACAAGCCCCAAGAGCGTCCCGCGTCTTGTGTACGACACGTCGGTAAAAGCGGCGAGACCTTACTACAAGCCCTTAAACCCGTCTAAATCGGGCGATACAATAATAATCGACGGAATACTCGTCGGAGACCATGACGCGGCTGTAAACGCCGTTTACGCGGCTCTGGTGGCGCAGAAGCAAATAATGAAATGGACGGTCAACAATGCCGACATGATTAGGGACGCGTTAAAAGAGGGGGAAAAGAACGCTCGGTTGTATGGGATTAGCTCGAAGCTGTATCTGAGGGCGCAGTCCATGCAGGAGATAGAGGGAATGAGCAAGCGGCAGATTCAGGCGCTTATGACGGACATAATGGAGAACATTGTGTACGGCGACGACTTCCCCAAGACCAAGAAGAAGTGGGGAGTGGAAAATTTCGACGCTATACCGCAGCGCGGGAGATTGCTTGATTACGGGCAGCTCAGGCAAATGTGGAAAAATAAAGTAGGAGATTGAGACGAAATGAAAAGAACGATTTTAACGGCTGAGGATATAAAAAATATCTGGCAGGGGATTTTCAACGGAACGGATATTCCCGAACGGCAGGCGGACGGGAGTATCGCGACGCGCAGGGATAATCCCAATTCGGAGACTATTCTGCTCGTCAACGAGGACGGAGAGCGCGAGAACGTAGACCTTGCGGAGTATCTGGGCATTAAATTTTACACGTGGAAAGAGCGGCTTGTGGAAACAAAGGACGAGGGCGGGGGCGCGGCTCCCTATTCGGCGTTTGACGATTGGGTAAGGAGCATAGAGTTCTCGCTCTCTCAGGCGTATGCGCTCGTGGAGCTTGTGGACGAAGAGGTGACGACCAGCCAAGACATAGACAACGCGGTAAAGGCTGGGCGCATTACGTTCCTTATTCAGAGCGACAAGGTTAAGAATTTGGATTATTACGTGACCAAAATCCGCAACAACTACATAGGCAACCCCGAGCAAATAATGAACGCATACGGGGACACGGTCACCGCGTATCTGCTTTTGGGCACGCTCATGTACGACGAAGAGCCTGCGACTACACAATATGGGGAGTGCGTGCGGGTGAGCGCGGGGTTTAAAATAAGCTACATGTCCGACGCGCTCAACTACTCCGACCAACGCATAGAAATATCTCTCGACGGCGACGACGAATACGACGCGGAGGGGAACGTGGTGGGCGATACCAAGTTTTTGACGGTGCCCATAACCAAACAGAGCTGGCAGGCTATATTCACGTCCAACGCAATCCCGACGAGCGAGAGACCCGACCTGACGGGATTTTTGGCGACGACGCTGTCCGTCGTCAAGACCTTTACCTTTTTCGACTTCAACAAAACGCTTACGCAGCGGCTCAATGAGATATTCTGGCGGTGCGGGGCTTACAGGGTGGACGGGATAGTGTCGGAGGCGCAGGACGTGAATATTCCCGTATACGTGCGCGTGACGACGGCAGAGCACAGCTATGTATTCAAGGACATGATAGACAACATACAGAAAGTTATAACCAACAGCGATTTCAACGTGTCGAGCTTAACTCTCAAAGGCTGGGGCAGGCTCGGCTGGGAGATTTCGCCGCCTCCGACTCCCCAAACGTACAGTGTCAAGTACAGCGTGTGCGACAGCGGGCGTGGCGTTATTTTGGGCAATACGGAGCAGACGGTGGTAAGCGGCGGCAACGCAACGTCCGTTACCGCTTTCCCGCTTAACGGTTGGGAGTTTTCCGAATGGTCGGACGGACGGCTCGGGGCGACGCGGCAGGACGTGAACGTCACGGGCGACATTGACGTATGCGCAATGTTTGTAAAAAGCGTTCCCGAGCCTGTCGAAAAAGCAGCAGATTTCCCGTATACCGGCAGTGTTTTCGACGTTACTACCGTCCAAATGCAGGTTGCGCCCGAGCCTTACGGTTCATCGTCGCCTACAAATTCCGACGAGGCGGAAAGGCTCGAATACATAGAAATTCCGTTGACGGGAACACCGCTTGAAAATGTAGACATCATTGAAATTCTGCTTGTGGAAATGAAAGGATTTGAGCGGAACGACGACGCTATAACAGTCAACGCGGTCGAGTGGAGCTTGGAAAGCGGTGTGTTGCAAATAAAGTTTGCGCCCGTCCAGCAGTATTGGGTGAGATTCCAGAATCAGACGAGTGCGGGAAGTTCGCCTAACGAATACCGCCGCTCAACCGTTACGGTCACGTATACGACCAATCCGTAAATAAGGAGAGGAAGAAATGCTGTATCAGCAGGGGACGCAGAGAATTGAAGTTATAGTGAGGAAGCAAAGCGGCGGCGGAGTGTCGGGCGGCGCGGGAACAAAGGAAACCGACGCCGACAAGACTACCGCCGCAGGCGGCGAGGAAAGCGAGGGCTTGGGAACGGGCACGGGCATGAATACGCGCACGAAGCGTATAGCGAATGCGAATGTGCAGCACATAGTGTCCACCGTCAAGCAGGGGGCTGACCTTGCCATAGATTATTGGGCGTCGGGGATAGGGATTCAGAGCGGCGACCAAGCGTTACAGGATAGGACGGAGAGGAGGATAGAGGTGTTAAAGGACACGACCTCTCTTGCTTACAGCGTCGTCATGGGCGGCGTTTCAATGGCGTGGGCTGGACCTGTCGGGATTATATTGGGGAGCGCGCTGTCGGGAATAACGTCGGGGGCGAGCCTGATTTCCAAATACTCCAAGCGGGAACGCGAGTACAACTTTACTATTTTCAAAGAGCAAAGTTCAATCGAGTATCAGAGGGCGAGAGCGGGAACGGATTGGACAAACGGAAGATTGAGGTGATTTTATGATTATAACGAAAATTTATCTTTACGACAGTATGCAGGAAGAAAACTTTTACAGGGGCACGGATTATTCCGCACATCTCTTGCAGGGCGTGAGTACGGACGAGAAGTTGGACGAAACTCTCGACATGGCGGAGGTGACGCTTGCGGGGCTGAACTTCTCAAAGGAGTTTGCGCCCAAAACCAAGTTTATTTTGGAGTTTTGGGAAAAACGCAAGGGGAGCGCGGAAGCGCAGCTGTGGGAGAGCTTCCATTTGTGCGTTGCGCAGGATATTGTGACGCAGCCTATTATAAGCGACGCAAATTATTTCGACCACCATATCTATTTTGACGAGGCTTCCGTCGATGCGCAGGGGCGGTTGGTGGATAACATCGCCGTCACTTACAGGCTGAAAAATGTAAACTTGGACACAGCTGCTAACATTGATAAAACTGAAAAGGCGCGTCCTGATTACAGAGTTCCAGACTCGACTGTTAATGAAAATTTTGGGTTCGCTTCTTATGACGGCTATCGAGTCATGACGGGTGGCAAAAAATTCGAGTGGGTTTTCCCCGATTGGTATGAGGTGGATTTGGGCGACGGACTTGTTAAGCCGTCCGACGTTAAATGGGACAATTTTCTGAAATATCAGGAAGTGCCAACAGGAACAGGAGAAAAAGAAATACGGCTGCCCGTGCCCATGCTCAGGATTTATTACGGGACGGAAAATGCAAAGACCTACACATTGCAGGGGTACTGTTCTTTGAATGTAAAAGTTATAGAGAAGTCGCAATCAACAGGAAAATCTACCACTATTGTGGATATGAAAGTAAATCCCGTTGGCAGCGACCCGGTTGAAGGCTATTGGGATAGAGGCTGGGAATTAAGAGATGACTATGGGCAGGGCGTGACATGTGCCAATATGGTATGTCCCTCAATGGTTACGATTCTTCCTCCCGAAGTGCCTGATTTTGGAATTTTGCTTGCTCGTATAGCACAATATGACACTGCAAGGCGAAACCGGGTAATACAATTTACTGCAAAAACAGGAAATGATTATACTATTTTAATAAATACGATAGCTTTTACTGGGTTTTCTGGTGTGAGAGTTAGTAGTCGCTACAAGGCTGCTTTGATTAAATCTTCTACACCACTTTATTGGCAGTCAAATAACGCGCAAAACAGAATACAAGACAACAATCCACAAGCAAGTTTGAATTTTTTTGCAGGAACACCTGTCAAAACATTTTTAGAAAGTGCAAACGAAGCGACCGCTTATGAATTGTTTAATAAAGCGCAGCTATCCACGCAGCTTGTGAGAAAAATTCCGGAGATACCCATAGACGAAACTCCACAATCGTATTACCTCGAAGAAAACGACGCGCTTGAATTAAGAAACACGCGGATTGTGGAGAACTTCTATAACCAAAAAAATTGGTGGGAAGTGCTTATAGACATAGGCAAATATATTCACGCCATACCGAAAGTGCGCTTTGGACGGGATAATCGCTTTGTAGTGGAGTGGCGCAGGTTGGGGATTACGGAGCAGTCAACAGGGGTTAATAATGACGTGTCTGTATTTAATTCGCGCAGCATAGAGGACTACATTGCAGCCTGTTCGTCCTACGTCACAAATATGGTGCAGCTCGGCGGTATAATAGAGGAATGGGTTGCGCCAAAATCTTCAAGCGAGGATTACCTCGTGTACAATGACGTTGCGGAAATACAAACATCGAAAAATATAATTGAGCTTGTAGAGTTAAAAGCTCGTGATTCGTCTGGCGTTGTTAGGGATTTAACAGAATACGTATATGAGAAAAACATATATCAGCTTTTAGATGTAGTGCCTACTACCACTCCCAACAAAGGATTTGCGGTTTACTACAATTTAAGTGAAAACAAAATACAAGGATTTAATTATAGGTTGCCGGCAGTAAATGAGGGAGAACAACAAAGAGAGTATGCAATAAAAAATATATTGGGTGAAGCATTTACCAACGGCATTGCTGATAACATAAAAGTCAATGAATATATATTTTTTGTAAAGTACAGAACGCAGGAGACGGTGCGCTCCGACCAGACGCGCCCCGATTTACGGAAATATTTGCTGCAAACAAAGTATGACCGCACCCCGCAGCACAGACAGTTCAATAACCAACAGGACACCGTCGCAGACAGCGTAAAATTCGGAGATAATACGTATGGTCGCTTAATTCGGACGGGCAACACCACATATACAATACGGGAGTGGACGGACGGTTTGTTTAACGTAAAGCGGGCGGGACAGCTATACGAGATACGAGGAGAACTTTATTACGTCACAAAGGTAAAAAGCGTATTTTATTTCGACCACGTAATATGCGACGTGGAGTTCAGTAAGGACTACAACAAGCTGTCTCAGATAATAGGGATACCGAGCGAGCCGCGTTTTTACGAAATAAGCGAGCAGAGCCAGATAAGGCGTTCAAAGGTCATTGCCGACTATCTTGTTTTGGGAACTTCCGACGGGGATAACAAGAATACGGACAGTTTCATACAGGAAAGCGGTTGGGATTATATACAGCGGCTTATGTTCCCGTTGAGTTCGCAGTCTCCCGCCACTTATCCGAGATACGCGGCAACAATCTTCAAAAACGACATTGATAAGGACGACAACGTGGCGGGAAACGAGACTTTCATGACAAGCGTATTACACCCTGTCGGCACGTATTCAATAAGGAACACGCTCACCATTTCGTGGAGAATGAAAGACAATTTCAGTGCGGGCGACCAAGTTGCTCCAACAGGAGAATGGGTTCCCGAATTAGGCAACGTAGACGGAGCATACAACCAATTACGTCCTTTTCAATACCCCGACGTTCACGGCAGAGCGGATATGTTCGACTTCTTAATCTTTCCCGCGCTTGAACTGTCGGATACGGCAGTAAGGGAATTGCCTGCATTGCCGAAAATAGATATAGCGGCGTTATTCGGGAGTGAAAACACTACCGCCGCCGCAATGAACAACACAAGCGGATTGGCGTTGCTTAAAGACAACCGCGAAGCGTTGAGCTTTGACTACAATCTCGAATTACTGACGGACAGCGACCGTTTTGTGGTTTCGGGTTGGGTGTGGAGCGACAAAACCGACGAAAGCGGCGAGAATAACGCGAATATAGCGATAGCATTGTTGAACGAGGAAATAAATAAAATTTCCAACGAGACGATTGACGCTAACTTTATTTCCCAATATGTATACTCAGATTTTTCAGTTGACACATCGGACGAGAAAATAGTCATAACAATCCCTGCTGCCATGCGTGCACCGATAGAAACGGGTATGTACAAAGCAATAGCGATTATTAGCACTAACGAGGTGAACGGCACGGCTAATTCAAGCGAAAGGTACTTTGTGTTTGGGAGAAATATAACGGGGCTGTCGGCAGATGAAGCAATGAAGTCGTGGACTATTAAGAAATTAGACAAGGACACATTTCCACGTCAATAATTGTTAATTGATAAAGGTGCAAAATATTAAAATATTTTGCACCTTTTATTTTATAAAAAATACTTGACAAGTTTGAAAAATTATAGATAATCTATTTAGGTAAGGCGAGGCTCAAAAAATAATGATTATTATAATTACAGTAGCTATATTTTGTATTTCTTTGACTATTCCCTGTTTTTTGCTAAGTAATTTTGTGCAGAAAAATAAAAAAAATATAGCGTTAAAAAAAATAAATGCGGTGCAATATTCTTCTTTTGTTTTATTGCTTGCAGTTTTGGCAACATATTTAGTTATTGTTTCAAGAGTACCCGAACTGAACGACATGACCTTTGGAGATTTTTTAATTTCTCTTTTATATAGTGTGCCAATCATTTTTTTGTTTTTTGGTGTGTTTTCATCTCTAATAGGCGCATTTGGACTTCTGTACCTTAACGCGATATGTATTATAATTTTGGCTATCGGGGACTATCCATCTATAATTTTAATAGGGTTGGTGACATTGATTGGGTTTGCTGTATTGTTCTTAATATTATCTTTAACTGCTGAAAGGCATTATCATTTTATTGAAAAAATAAAATTGCTACAACAAAGTACGACGGCAGAAGAACTTCAAAATATGTTCGAAGAACAGTCGGCTTTAAAAGATGAGGAAGACGGAAAGCTGATAATCACCTACGAAAAAACACAGTGGCGGGGA